AGTGATAAGTCATATTCTACATTGTCTGATTCTCCTGGACCAGTTCAGTTTGAATGGACTATTAATGCTGTCCCTGAAGAAGTTTCTGGTTTTCGTCCAACGGCGCATATTGTCATCAATTCACATGATATTGCTCCGGCTCTTTTGACATATTTTGAAACAATTCTTTATGGGTCCGCCGGACAGAACGCTGCGCTTCTTCCAATGTCTACTATTATCAGTTACATTACCGCATCTTCTGTTTGGGGTGCTACCCTTACCACAAACCCGAAGTACATGACCATTGACAGTAATGGTAATATTTACACCCTTAATAACAATAACACTATTAGTAAGATCACTGCTCTAGGCGTTGTTACTCAAACTTTTGCGACGCTTGTTGATCCTAACCCTAGTGCAATTACTAGTGCTCCAGATGGAACTATTTATGTTTGTCATCTTACTTCTCCAAGCGGTAAGATTACAAGAATTACTCCCGCAGGGATTGTAACAACTGGTTGGGCCACAGTTAATTATTGGTGCGTGGCTATTGCTACAGACGCTGCAGGGAATGTTTATACTTGTAATGGAGGTGCGGTCGGCGTTCAAGGAACGGTTTCAAAGGTTACTCCTTCTTCTGGGGTTACTTTGAACTGGGGAGCAACATACGATGCTCCGTATGATATAACAGTAGACTCTAACGGAAACGTTTATGTCGTTTGTTATAATGGCATTATTAGTAAGATTACTTCAATTGGGGTTAGTACTACAAACTTTGCTGCTGGTTACACAACCGCAAATAGAATTGTCACTGATCCATCCGGGAACATTTATGTTGTGAATCAATCGCAAGGTAGTGCAACCGGAGTTATTAGTAAAATTACTTCTGCAGGGGTTGTAACTTTGGCTTGGGCAACAGTAAACATGGCCACAATGGCAATGGCCTGTGCTCCTGATGGAACTCTTTATACAGTTAATTGGTATGCTCAGGTTAGTAAGATTACTCAGCTTGGAGTAGTTACTCTAGTATGGGCAAACGTTGGCTCGGGTCCGTATGATATCGCAGTAGATAAGTTCGGAAATGTATATACAGCTAACTTCAACGGTCCAACAGTTAGTAAGGTTAACTTCGTAACATAACCAAAGAAGGTTCCCATGACAATAGGGGTCACAAGTGTAGGAAATTACGCAAAAACTAGAGACTTTCTTAACAGAATGTTAAAGGGTGACATGTTCACGGGGTTGGATCGTTATGGCCATATGGGTGTTGAAGCTTTGGCGAGCGCAACTCCGGTAGATAGTGGTCTTACTGCAAGTTCTTGGCAGTATAGAATAATCAATGATGCTCGTGGCCCTGGAATTGAGTGGTATAACACAAATGTTGAAGCTGCTGGTGCACCTGTGGCAATTCTTATTCAGTATGGTCACGGTACTGGTACCGGAGGATATGTACAAGGAAGAGATTTTATAAACCCTGCGATTCGTCCCATATTTGAGGCAATCGCCAATGACATGTGGGAGAAGGTGAGTCTATGAGTAGCATTGATGATCGTATTGTATCATTGAAGTTCGACAATCAGCAATTCGAACAAAAAATTGCAGCTACCATGGCCAGCCTGGACCAGTTGTCTGCAAAAATTGCAAATATTGGAACAAATCAGGGATTTAGTCAGCTTGCTACTGCCGCTAATACTGTTGACCTTACAAATGTTGCTAATGGGGTCGACAAGATCAGCGGTAGGTTTGGTGCTCTAGGTGCTATTGCCTTCTCAACCATTCAGCAAATTACACAATCTTTTCTTAGTATGGCAGGAAGTTTTATTCAAACGGACATTCTTGCTCCTTTGATCACTGGTGGTAAGACGAGAGCTCAGAACATTGAACAGGCTCAGTTCCAGTTCCGTGGTTTGGGTATGAATGTCGAAGAGGTCATGGCCAACGCAAAGTCAGCTGTTCTTGGAACGGCTTATGGACTTGGTGATGCGGCAAAGGCTGCTGCTCAGTTTGGTGCATCTGGAATTTCTGCTGGCTCAGACATGACCCAGTCTCTTCGGGCTATCGCTGGTACAGCAGCTATGACTGGTGCCTCGTATTCCGAAATGGCGTATCTCTTCACGTCTTCAGCCGCTCAGAACAAGATCACCAATATGGACCTTCAGCAGTTTGCTACTAGAGGTCTTAATGCAGCGGCGGCTTATGGTAAGCAGGTTGGTAAGACTGAAGCTGAAGTCCATCAGATGGCTACAAATGGTGAACTTGACTACAAGTCGTTTGCTGCCGCAATGGATGCAGCCTTCGGTCAACACGCAACAATGGCTAATGAAACCTATGCGGGTTCTTTGGCTAACATGCACGCTGCTATGTCTCGACTCTCGGCCAGTTTCTTTGGTCCTGAGATGCAGCAACAAAGGGATCTATTCAATGCCTTGACTCCAGTGATTGATAAGGTTAGTGCTGCGATGCAGCCTCTTATCAAGGCGTTCTTGGACATTCATAGATCTCTTACAACTGGTATGATTGATGCTCTTGGCAAGTTGGACTTCAGTAAACTAACCTTTGCTATGCCCAACTTTGCCGAAGGTTTTAGAAACATCTTCGACAGTCTTCAACAGGTCTTTGGTTTGGCAAAAGCAGCCTTTAAAGAGATCTTTCCAAAGGAATTGTCTACCCAACTTCTTCTAATCTCTTACTGGTTTAAGAACATTACGGCAGACCTCAAAATGGGAGCAGAAACAGCATCTAAGGTAAAGGACATCTTCGCTGGTTTCTTTGCCGTCGTGTCTATTGGATGGGAGATCATCAAAGGATTTGCCAGCGTATTCATGGACGTGGTTAAGGCGATTGCTCCGGCCGGTGGAGGCTTCCTTACTCTTGGGGCTAACGTTGGAGAGTTCCTTGTCCACATGAAGGAAGTGCTTGTTGATGGTGGGAAGATTCATGACTTCTTCCAAAAGCTTGGAGAAGTTATTGTAATCCCAATCACCTTCATTCAAGAGCTTATCTCTAAGATTAAGGACTTCTTTAGCATTGGTGCCGGCAACGAAGTGATTTCGGGTACTGTCGATCGTATTGGCGCCAGATTTGAGGGATTGTCCTCTGCCGCCGATAAGGTTAGTGGTGCTTGGCAGACTCTGATGGATCGTTTGCAGCCGGTATTTAACGTCTTCGACAAGATTTGGGAATACATCAAGACGTGGTTCTCTGAACTGGGGCAGAAGATTGCTGATGTGATGAAGCCGGCTGACTTTAATTCAGTTCTGGACATCATCAATGTTGGGCTTCTTGCCGGCATCGCAGTGATGCTTAAGAAGTTCTTTGCTGGTGGTGTTAAGTTCGGTTTCGGTGGTGGATTCATCACGACCATTCAGAACAGTTTGAGGCAGGTCAACAACTCACTTAAGTTGATGCAGACCAACCTTAAGGCAGAGGCACTTCTAAAGATTGCTGCTGCCTTGGCTATCATGGTTGCATCGATTGTGGTGTTGTCTTTGATTGACTCGGCCGCATTGACCAAGGCGCTTGCTGCTATGGCTGCTGGTTTCACCGAATTGGGAGCCATGCTTTTGATGCTTGACAAGGCGGTTACATCTATTGGTGGAGCCACTAAGATTGGCGTTCTTGCCTTTGCTTTGACTGGACTTGCTGCGGCTATGCTAATCTTGTCCGTATCTGTCAAGGTTCTTGGCGATATGCCTTTCGGAGACTTGGTAAAGGGTCTGATCGGCATTGGTGTCGGTATGGAGATCCTTGTGAAGGCGGTTAATGCCATTAGTAAAGACACGGCTGGCATGGTTAGTGCTGGTGTGGCTATGGCGGCTATTGCTATTGCTCTTCTTATTCTTAGTGAAGCCGTTAAGTCTTTCGGATCTATGTCTTGGACAGAGATGGCTAAGGGTCTTATCGGAGTCGCTGTTGGACTAGGCCTTATTGTCGTGGCTATGAACAGCATGCCTGCTACTAGTCTCTTGACTGGGCTTGCGTTTGCAGCCGTTGCAACAGGGCTCCTTATTCTGTCACAAGCCGTACAAGCTTTCGGAAACATGTCTTGGGAGGCTATGGCAAAGGGGTTACTTGGACTTGCTGTTTCTCTCGGTGCTATCACGGTGGCTATGAACTTCATGCCTCCGAACATGCCTGCTACTGCAACGGGGCTTCTTATTCTGAGTGTGGCTATGAATGTCATGGCGTCTGCAGTTAAGGCCATGGGTTCGCTTGATATGGAAACGTTGGCTAAGGGTGTTGGTGGTCTTGCTGCTACACTTCTAGTCCTTGTTGTTGCCATGAATGCTATGCAGGGAACAATTGCTGGCGCAACTGCGTTGGTCATTGTCTCTGGTGCTATGCTCATATTTTCAGAGGTACTGCAAAAGCTTGGTGGAATGAGTATTAAGGAAATCGCTATTGGTCTCGGTGCTTTGGCCGCCGTGTTTATTGTTCTTGGCGTAGCCGCACTGGTTCTGGAACCTCTTACTCCGGCCATATTGGGCTTGGGTTTGGCACTTGGTGTTGTTGGTGTTGCCTTCGCTTTGTTTGGAGGAGCCGTATTGGCTTTGGCGGCGGGACTCCAAATTCTGGCAGTGACCGGCGTGGCAGGCATGGCCGCATTTGTCAAGAGTCTTGAGATTCTGGCTAAGGCTATTCCGGAATTGGCTGCAGCAGCGGCATTGTTTGTGGTGCATTTCGTTGATGATCTTCTGGCAGCAATGCCAACCTTCGTTAAACTCATTACTGCGCTTCTCGAGCAGATCCTTGAAACGATCATCAAGGAAACTCCGAAGATAGCAAAGGCGTTGGAGACAATCATTATTGAAGGGCTTAAGCTTATTCAAGCAACTGCACCTTTGTTTGTCGAGACCGGCTTTGTTCTTCTGACAGAGTTCTTGAGAGGGATTCGAGACAATATTGTTGAGATTACAAACGTTGGCGTTGAGATCATGGTCAATTTCATTGGAGCTCTTATCAATAACATGCCAATGATTGTCAGCTCGGCAACTCAGCTTATTGTCAGCTTCCTTACTGAACTCGCCAATCATGCCGCAGAACTCGTTACTGCTGGCGTGAATGTGCTGGTTTCCTTCCTTCAAGGTATTGCCGACAATCTTAGTAAGGTTGTTGATGCTGTCGGTAACATTGTTATAGCTTTCGTTACCGCACTTGGTAACAAGGCTGGTGATGTTGTTACTGCCGGTGTGAATGTTGTTATCAAGTTCATTGAGGGTCTGGCCCAGAATGCCGTTAGACTCGCTGACGGAGCCTTTAAGGTTGTTACAGACTTCCTTAATGGTTTGGCTTCAGTCATTGAGAATCGTTCTGGAGATCTTCGAGCAGCTGGTATTCGACTTGTCGTTGCCATTATCGAAGGTGTTACTGGAGCCGATTTGGGTGGTATGGCAACATGGCTTAGTCAACTTCCGGGTAAGATGGTTGGCTGGGTTGGAGACGTTGCTGGAGAAATGTGGCATGTTGGTCGTCAGGTTGTTTCTGGTATTATTAATGGTCTCGAAGACGCCGCAGGTTGGCTCGCTAGTACGGTTTGGAGCTGGATCAAGCGAGTTATTCCTTGGCCGATCAAGAAGGCTCTTGGTATTGAGTCACCATCAAAGGTTACGTATGAGATTGGTACGCAAACTGGACAAGGTCTTATCAATGGTCTTCTGTCGATGGTGAATCCCATTACCGACGCGTCGTCTTCTATTGGAAACAAGTTGACAGAGGGACTTAGCCCGGATTCAAAGGCTTTGAAGGCATCGCTTACTACGATGTTGGATGACCTTAGTAGCATGGACAATTTCAATCCTGTTATTACACCGGTGCTCGACCTGACCAAGGTTCAATTGGCTTCTGCTGATATTCAGAAGTTTATGAAGGTTCCGGCGATAACGGCGGATGTATCTCTTCAGCAGGCTGGTGTTATTTCAAACGCCAACGCTGCTCTTGCTGCATCAGCCGCTACTCCGACACCAACAGGACCAACACAAGTTACATTTGAGCAAACGATTAACGCTCCTGAGGCGTTGTCAACAAATGATATTTATCGTAGCACTAGAAGTCAAATTGCGTTGGCAAAGAAGGAGTTGGATCTAATATGAAAGTAACCAGTGTTGAAATCCATCCAGAACCAGCTACCGATTTTATATCTTTGAGTTTCCGAGACCTGAAGGCAGCTACACCGTACAACATTCTGTCTATTACGGGGTTGGATGCTGATCAGATTGTTCCTAGATATTATCCAGGTACGGGAACCTCAAAGTTTTATAACCTTTCGTTGGAAAGCCGTGTCATTGCCATTCAAGTTGCGCTTAATCCACGATTCACTCAGAACGAATCATATTCTGATCTAAGAGACACTCTTTACAAAAGAATCGCATATTCTAGGTCAGGAAAAGTTACGCTGCAATTCAAGAATGGTGCGGCAACAGTTGCTACTATTGTTGGGTTTATTTCAAAGTTTGAAGCACCATATTTTGAAAAGAAGCCCGTGGTGACAATTACGATCAACTGTGACGATCCTTTGTTTAAAGCACTTGATCCGACCGTGATTGATGTCAATGGTCTAAACCCAGCAAACACGCTTGTTTCTGACTTTGTTTCTACTGCTCCTCATGGAGTTACTTTTGTCTTTACCGAGATAGCTGGTATGGGACCGGCAGGAGCAATCATTATTTCAGACCCAACAGATCCTAGTTGGACTTTCAGTGTGACACCAAACACCAACCCTCTTGTAAACGACACTCTAACTATTATAAGTGATATGGGAAAGAAGGATGTTTATATCACAAGTGGTGGAGTCAAAACATATTTGGCAGGAAAGATTACTCCTGGTTCATCTTGGCCAATGATATTTCCTGGTGACAATAGATTCGCTATTAATAATCCAACAAGTTGGCGCTGGACAACCATTTCCCATTATCCTAGTTATTGGGGGGTATAAATGGACATTATTAAATTTACTTCATCTGGTCCAGTTTCTGGTGGTCAAGTTGTAGAAGGCTTTTCCAGTAAGATGTGGATTGAAAGATATCGTGATCCTGGAGAATTTAAACTTATTGCTCCGATTTCTTCTGGAATTAGAGAAAAACTTCCTATGGGAACGTTCATAACTCACATGGATACTGTTGAGTTGATGATTGTTGAGAACCATGAAATCAATGATGTTAAAGGGCAAGAATCTGAAATTGTTATCACGGGTAGAAGTTGGGAAACGTTTTTGGAGAATAGAATAATTGGAAGCAATAAGTATTTTCCACTATCAGAAACTCCTGTGGAATACCCGCTTATATCTGGGTATACTTGGATTCAAGCTAGAACTCTTATTGAAAATCATTGCTTACAATCATATTTGGCAGACGCAAATAACGCGATTCCATATTTTGAAGTGCGTAACGTGGTATCGACTGGAACTTCTTTGGCTGCGGATAGAAGCGTTAAAAGAGGCCCATTGCATAAAGCGTTACTAGACTTTTTGGCTATTGATAATCTAGGGATTAAGGCAGTTAGACCGGGTCCATGGTCTAATGCAACAAACGGAGTTAATTTTGTTTTAACTATTTATAAGGGTGTCGATAGAACAGCCGGCATTATATTTTCATGGGATCGTGGAGAGATCGAAACTGCCGATTACTTCTGGACCAATAGAACGTCGAAGAATTCTGCTCTAATCGTTGGTAAGTGGGTTCAGACTGTTGTTGTCGCTAGTAGTGGTTATTCAAGGCGAACAATGCTTATAGATGCTTCTGATATTGATCAAGGATATGCTTCCCCTCCTGGAGGTGCAGATTTGACTGCGGTTGTGACTGCTATGCAGCAAAGAGGAAGAGATATTCTAGCTGCTAATAATAGTGTCACGATTACAAAGGCTGAGGTAACAAAAGAAGGCACTAGGTATAAGTATCGCACAGACTATAATCTAGGCGACATTGTTACCGTGAGTGGTGACTATAATTCCTCAGCAGCAATGATGGTTGTCGAATATGTCGAAACGGAAGATTCTACCGGAGTTGGTGGATATCCTACGCTTTCACTATAACTAGGAGTTTGATGAACAAGCAGAGTATTCAACTGTGGCTTCTATTTGCTGCATCACTATATTTTGTGATTGCAGAGATTGGGGGTTTGAACTACGCGTTGGAAGTAGTTGGCGTCCTTGTTCTACTTGCA